TCATTGATGACAACAAACTCGACAAGGCAGAGGAAGACTATGAGAGATTCCTCTCCGTTCTCAATGAACATCGTCAGAAACTTGGCGTGGCAGAGAAGATGATTGAGCGTCTGAAGACCGATGCCGAGAAGATCCGCAAGTCGCAGCAGTCATTGGATGATGAGCAGACTGCTCTTGAGGCTCTACAGGACAAGGTCGATGAGGCGAACAGGAATCTTTCGGAGAAGCAGCATGAACAGAATCTACTTGGTTCTGCTCAGTCGATCCTCAAGGATAGCGGCATCAAGACGAAGATCATTCGCCACTATCTTCCGATCATGAATAAGTTGATCAACCACTACCTTGCTTGCATGGACTTCTTCGTGCAGTTCAACCTTGATGACAACTTCGATGAAACCATCAAGTCGAGGCATCGCGATGAGTTCACCTATGCATCGTTCAGCGAGGGTGAGAAGATGCGCATTGATCTCTCCCTTCTTCTTGCATGGCGTGAGATTGCAAGGCTGAAGAACAGCACAAACTGCAATCTACTCGTCCTTGACGAGGTTTTTGATTCAAGTCTCGACGGCACGGGCATGGATGAGTTCATGAAGTTGCTCAAGAGCATGGGAGATCGATGCAATATCTTCGTCATCTCCCACAAGAGCGATCAGTTGATGGATAAGTTTCAGGATGTACTCACCTTCAAGAAGAAGAATAACTTCAGTAGGATGTCACAATGAAGAACTACTTCTCAAGAAAATTCACAAAGGCATGGCAGTTCGCAGATTCGCATGTTTCCCGCCTCTCTGGTGGAAATGTTCCAGAGGAAGTGAAAGATATCAGAGAGATATCCTGTCATGGCTCAGAGGATCTAAACATTGCACCGTGTGATGGCAGGGAATCCAGTACGAAGTTTGCCGATTCATACATCTGCGGTAAATGTGGGTGTGGGGATTTCTCGCACACTCAGTTGACGAATCTTTCCAAGGATCATTATTCAAAGTTGGATTATCCAAGGGTCTTCTGTCCAAAGAATATGCCTGGGTTCTCCAACTATGTTCCACTAACGATTTCGGAGAATGATATGAGAAAGAAGTTGCTTGAGGAGACATTCGGTGTAGATTACCTATCTAACCTCTTGAAGGAGAACCAAAGGTGAGCAGGAAGTGGAGTGACAACGATTTTGACCCCCTAGATCGCCACCATGCATCGTCGCGTGGTCGTAAACATGAACGCAGGGGAGAACGCCATGACCGCAAGCATCACCTCAAGGACATCAAGGATATGGTGAACAATGGTGAGGATGTCGAGGTAGACGACATCATGGACACTTTTGAAGATGAGGAATAACAATGAAGATCAGCAAGAAGACATTTGACATTCTCAAGAACTTTTCGGGTATCCGTTCGTCAATCCATGTGGAGAAGGGCAGCGTCATCCGCACGGTCTCTGCTGCCAAGAACATCATGGCGGAAGCCAAGGTGGACGAGGACTTTCCCAAGACATTTGCCATCTTTGATCTTGGCAAGTTTATTGCCACCACAAGCCTTTTCAGCGAACCTGATTACAAGTTTGATGACAAGTATGTTGCTGTGAATTCTCAGAAGGGTAGTTCTGTTCAGTACTACTATGCCGACGAGAAGTTGGTCGAGAAGGCGAACCGCACGATCAAGATGCCAGACCTTTCTGCATCATTCAGTCTTTCCGTGAACGAACTCGGAGAGGTTCAGAAGGCTGCTTCAGTTCTGCAACTCGACACCCTGTGCATCAGGAACGCGGAGAGCGGTGGGATTGAAATCATTGCCTTTGATCGCAAGATTGGCTTGAACAGCACATCCAACTGCTATAGTATGGCGGTCAAGACGGCAAAGGCAGATGATGCGTTTGCAGTCTATCTTGACATCGAACTCATGAAGATGCTTTCCGACGATTACTCCATTGAGATCGGCGGCAAGGCAGTCGCCAAGTTCGTCGGTGCCAAGAATGGTGTAACCTATTGGATCGCACTTCGTTCAGACTCCAAGTAAACAAGAGGTATCAAAATGCTCGCTACAGACGAGTATCTGTGGTCGGAGAAGTATCGTCCTCGCCGTATCGCTGATTGTGTCCTTCCCACGGACATCATGAAGACATTCGAGGACTCAATCGAACAGGGGCAGATTCAGAACATGCTCCTATCGGGTGGACCTGGTGTGGGAAAGACCACCGTGGCAAAGGCACTTTGCGACGAGATGGGTAGTGATTGGATCATCATCAACTGCTCAGAAGATGGAAACATCGATACTCTGCGTACCCGCATTCGCGAGTTTGCAAGTTCCGTTTCCTTCAATGGTGGAACGAAGGTGGTGATCCTAGACGAGTTTGACTACTCCAATCCGCAGTCCATGCAGCCAGCACTGCGTGGATTCATGGAGGAGTTTTCCAAGAACTGCCGTTTCATCCTGACTTGCAACTACAAGAATCGAATCATCCAACCGCTGCATTCACGATGCACGGTGATTGATTTCAAGATTCCATCAAGTCAGAAGGAACTGATGGCAAAGAAGATGTGGAAGCGTGTTTGTTCAATACTAGAAACCGAAGGGGTTGAATATGATTCCAATGTTGTTGCGGAACTTGTCGTTCGTAGGTTTCCTGATTTCCGAAGGCTCATCAATGATCTACAGAAGTATGCTCTTGGGGGCAAGATCGATGTGGGCATCCTTGGGACGAGCGTATCGGATAAGGTTCAGGATCTGGTCGCCCTGATGCGTAAGAAGGAGTTTGGTGGTATCCGAAAGTGGGTTGCCAACAACATTGACAATGATCCAGTGGGATTGTTCCGCATGATCTATGATGTTTTGTATGACTTCCTTGAGCCGCAGTCCATCCCACAGGCAATCCTGACGATTGCAGAATATCAATACAAGGCTGCGTTCGTTGCCGATCAGGAGATCAATACGATGGCTTGCCTGAGCGAACTGATGGTTTCCTGTGAGTTCAAGAAATGAGCGATACACCATTCGACTTCCTCAACAGCATCAATCAGACCAAGAAGAATCTCATTCGGGAGGATGGGAGGGGGGCATCCGAGTATGCCCCCTATCTCATGAACAAGGGTCTTTCTCAGTTTCCCGATACCATCATTCAAGCCAATGCCATGAATGCCAACTGGCATTTGGACAAGCAGATGCAGTATGAGTATCTGCTGCATTCCATCCGCCCACGGAAGCGATTCACCAAGTGGGCAAAGCGGGAGGATGCCGAACTGATACAGGGAATCTGTGACCTGTTTGGCTGTTCCCCCAAGAAGGCAGAGGACATTCGGTCTGTTCTCGGGGACAAGACCATTGCCAAGGTGATCAAGCAGTACGAGGACGGCGTTGGAGGTGTCCGAAATGCTAAATAATCAGGAACATTCTATTATGTTGATTGATTGGCGAGGATACCATGGAAAAGAGAATATTGAACCTGGGGATCGAAGATCTCTTGGAGATAAGACTGAAGGCAGAGGATGACTTTCTGAAGGTGCGGGAGACGCTCACACGCATCGGAGTTTCGTCCAAGAAAGAAAACAAACTATACCAAAGTTGCCACATCCTGCACAAGCGTGGGAAGTTCTACATAGTACACTTCAAGGAACTATTCGCACTAGACGGGCTTCCAACGGACATAGATGATACGGACATAGGCAGACGGAATACAATCGCCAACCTTCTTGAGGAATGGGGATTGGTTGAGGTGGTTGATTCCAAGAAGGCAAGTGATCCAATAGTTTCTCTTGCTCAGATGAAGATAATCCCCCATAAAGACAAGAGCAACTGGGAACTCGTACCTAAATATCACATAGGTCGCAAGAAGAACTGACACAACAACAAGGAATATTCGTTATGAAGCCAACGCTCACGCTGTGCATGATCGTCAAGAATGAGTCCCACATCATTCTTGAATGCCTTAACTCAGTCTACAAGTACATCGATCACTGGGTCATCTGCGACACTGGATCCACCGACAACACAAAGCAGATCATCACCGACTTCTTCAAGGAGAAGGGTATACCTGGTGAGATCCATGACCATGAATGGAAGAACTTCGGTCACAACCGAACTCTGGCATTCAAGGCTGCTGAGGGTAAGGCAGACTATGCATGGGTGATCGATGCAGATGATTACCTTGAGGGTGAACTGATTCTTCCTCAGACAACCGAGATCGATAGTTATGCCCTACGCATCAAGCGTGGTTCCTTCTTCTGGTGGCGCAATCAGGTCTTCAAGTTGGATGCCAAGTGGGAATACAAGGGTGTGCTGCATGAATACGCTGCATGTGAGAAGCAGAATGCCCGCATCTCAAAGTTGGAGGGAAACTACAACATCTGCGCTCGTACCATGGGTGGTGCAAGGAATGTGGGTATCAGTCCCATTGAAAAGTACAGCCGTGATGCCGTGGTCCTTGAAGAGGC